GCTAGGTTACCACCGTTTTGTACTTCTGCAGAAGCAGCTCTGTCGCTTACTACTGTTGAAGTATGACATGACACGCTTGCGTTACTTGGTGTTACCAACAGCCATTTAGCTGCGGCTGCAGCATTGTCATCAAAGTATACTGCTACACCATTTGAAGAAGCAGAGTCATCGTTGAAAAGAGTTAGGTAAGAACCATCACTCAATGGAACATATAAGTCTGTTTCTGTAGTGTCATTATCGACCAAAAACTTTGCACCTGATAAATCGGTGTCGCCATTCTCATCTACAAATACTTGCAAACCATCTGTAGCTGCTGCGTTATCATCCCACATAGTTCCAATAGAAGTTGTGGTTAGTGTTGCATTAGCTTGATAAGTAACAGTTGCGTTGTTTGCTGTTACACTTTCAAGGTGAGCTATCTTTCTGTCTGAGTCAGTTCCAATAGTATCAATGTGAGCATACACTGCTATTCCAGCAGAGGCTGCACCATCGGCATCTGTAATTGTTACCGGCACTGGAGCTACTCCATATGCTTTTATTTTTTCATTTGTGTAATCGTATGAAAACGATATCCCATCTGAAGGTTCAATAATGATATTGATAATATCATCAAACCCTATCATTCCTGCTGTTAAGGCTTCTCCACCAGTTGGGTAAGAAGAATCAAAGGTAATTTCTATTGCCTTGTACTTCAAGTTACCGGTGTTAGAACCAAACTTGCCCTGTAATACATTACTACTTGAATCAGTAGCATCTGATATAGTAATTGCCATTTGTTCATCCTCCTAGTTTATTGATAGTTTTTCTATCTATTTATTATACTAATTGTTTTATTATTTCCTTTTTACCGCCTCAGCGATTTCGTCCCTTTTCTTTTCACCCGGACTACCTTCCTTGAAATTCTTATATCCAAGTTTTTTGGCTTGGGCTGTAGCAACTGCAAATGGGCTATCTACAACCTCTAATCTAAAAAATTTGTTGGTCTCTCCACTGTTCCTCTGTAATCAGCTGATTTCTGAAAACAAAACTCGCACGAACAGGATTCCTTATACATGTGTTTTCCCTCTTGTGCCATCCAATTAAAAAAATTGTCTGACTTAGAAATTCGCACTGGCATCTCTTCGTATTGTCCGGTAATAGCTTTCTTTGTTTTTTTATTAGTTAAAGTAGACAGTAGGCTGTTGAATCCTTCAGTAGTATTTCTTTCATATACTGGAGTTTCATATGAGTTTCCACCTTCTGTGACACCTCTTTTTTGATGCCCACCTATTTGAGGAGTAGTTAAGGCTTCATCATAAAACCTTCTACCAAGATTATTCCCAGCTTCATTCACTGCCCAAGGAACATATGAACTACCATTAGGTGTTGGGTCGTCTTCTATTACTGGAGTATTTCTAGCATACTCAGGTTCCAACTCTCCCGGGAAACCATACTTATCTAAAAGTCTATGGTGTTCTTCTTGTCTTGCTTGAGTACTGTATAAAAGAGGAAAGGCCTCTACACCAGACTCAGGCATGTCTTTTTGCATAAAATTCATAAAAGATTTAGTAAAATCTATATTACCATCTGATTTAAACATTAGTTCCACCTCCTCTTTGGGTTCTTTATGTTCATGTTCTTTTGTAACTAAACAACTGCCATCAATACAAGATTTAGTTGCAGCATTGTTTGATTTTATAATTTCAAAGGATGCGGCTTGGTTTACTCCCTTTTCACAAACAGTAACCTCTGCAAGTTCTAATTCATCTACCTGCATAACTTTTTGTAATCCTTTTTCAATATTTTGAGTTTTTAAAGCACTTCCAGCAATACTATAGCTTTTTAGTTTACCACTATGTATTTGCTCTGCTACTTTCTTAGAAATCTTTGTGTCGTTACGTAACTCTGTTATAAAAAATAACCCATTACCATTTACACCCGATTTAAATATTTGACCACTTTTGCTTACATAAGCAGGCAGGGCCCATCCTACTTGAACATCTGAGTGTAAAACCATTGCATTACGAGTTCTGAAGTTTGCCATATATTTGTCAAAGGCTTTGTCTAAGGCATTAGTTGTAATAAGGTGTCCTTCTCTATCAACTAATTCAATAGATGCTGGACCACCAATAACTAACTTGTCATCATCAGTAATATTTTGTTTCTTTAAAGCTTCAGTGTATTGTCGATTCTCAGGATAAACTCTTGATAAGGTCAAAAGCTCACCGGGTGAACCAATGCCTGCTTTAAACAATCTTTTGTATTCATCTAAAGCTTTTGTAATATCTTGAACAGTTACCCTTCCATCAACGGTCCCTCCGCCATCCAGAGCTTTCTCTAGGAAATTTACACTAGGAGTCTCATCACAACCACAATCGTCAGCTGCAAAACCATCCTTGGCCCAATTTGAAGGGCTTGGTATTTCTCCGGCTACAGTTTGAATAGTTTGAGTTGTCATATTATTCAGCTACTCCCCATATTACACCCGAAAGTGTTGGGGTGTTTTGTGCAGCTATCATTGAAATCTTACCCCTAAAGTCTAGTGGAAATTCACAATTGAAAGTATCACCACCATAAATAGGAATACCATTAGCCGAAGTCGCTGTTTGGTCAAAGGCTAGATAAATAATATCTGCTGCAGTAGCAGACCTGTTAACAAATTGAAATCCTTTGATAGCCGTAAGAGAAGGTTTTTTTATTGATGTAGAAGCATTTACTACCCCTGTCCATGCATATAAAGGACCTTCACCGCCAGTCTGGTTACCATCTAAATAAGTTGAAACAGCAATTGTATCCTCTCTAACTTCAAACATAATTTTATCTACATTGAAGTTTATGTTGTGTTGAGCTGTTGATAATACATATAATCTGTATTTGGCAGCATCTGTGTTTGCTGGAATAGCATAAGTTGCTGTTAGTCTTCTAAATCCAGTGGTTAGGTCATCTGAACCAGATGTCCCATGTATTGTGGTTCCGTCCTCTGCTCTTAGGGTTAGAGTAACAGCACCTGATGCAGAAGCTCCACGAACTTCACATTGAACTGATATATATTGTGCATTTACACTTCGGGCAATGTTGTTAGATTCCCAGTAGAATCCTTCACCAGCAGCTGAGTTAGCTGGGTTTATTAGTAAGGACGCTGCACCCTCTGCTTGTTGTCCTGTATCTCTAGTTCTAGCAGAACCAACTGCTACAAATTCATCAATAGTACTTCCTTCTACGCCCGGGTTCAAAACCATGTTTGTCGCAATTTCACCCCCATTAGCTACTATTGCGTATACATCTTCAGCAGTTGTACTAGCCGCATTTGATATTGCTACATATCTATTAGCAGGATGAACGGACTGTCTAGTCGAACTATCTACGTCCCATGCCCTGTAATCTGTGTGTCTTTCGTTAGCCATTTATATATTCTCCTATTTATTGAAAGTTATGATAGCTAAAAAGCTACCCATTACTGCAGTTGTATGTACAACTAATATTCCTATTGCTACTAGAATACTTTTCATTCCGTACATTTTGCTCCGCCATTGAGAGATATCATCGACTTTGGTTTGAACTTTTTCTATGTTATTAGAAAGTTTTTCAGTTAGGGCGGTCTGACTTGAAATATAAGAATCTAATCGTTCCATATAAACTGCTAAATTCAGCTGTGTGTCCTTATTGGCCACTTGTCAGTCCTCACAAAATACACTAGTTTTTATAAATAAGCAGGGGGACCGAAGTCCCCCCGCAAGTATCGAGCTAAACTTATGAGTTTAGGTCAGCAATTTTTGCTTGTGTCCAGATGTTCTTACATCGCATCTCACCCATAGTGTAGAGTAATCCTCTAACAACTAATGCGTTTGCTGCAAAGTAATCTCTGTTTTCTACATATTGCGTTGGTTGAGCAATCGCAATTTCTAGATAGTCAGTATCCAAAACATAAACGTTTGAGCCTAGAACTGCATCAGCTGTTGATACAGACTTAGCAACGTCAGCGTCTGGGATAATTGGTATACCTTGGTATGTAGCCAATACTAGTCCAGTTCTTGTACCCGGGAAAGTTCTTTCAGAACCTACACCAACTTGGTACTCTTCTTGTCCTAAGTATCTTTGGTTTGAGTTTAACAATCTTTCTAAGTTGAAGTATTGGTCGTGTCCCAAAAGTATTAGTTTTGGTTCTCCACCATTTTCTCTGATTTTTTGGATTGCAGTGTCTAATAAGTTTAGACTTAATGCTCTTCCTGTTCCTGAGTTATAAGAAACAGAAGCACCAGCATTCCATGCACCAGCTGTTCTACCACCTAGTGTCAAGTCATATGCTCTTACTCTTGATGATTGTCCACCAACAGCAGCTGCATCTTCAGCAACGATGTCATCAATAGATGTCATACCTGCTCTTGAATGAATGAAAGCTACGTCAGAGTCAGCGAAAGTAGTACCGGAAGCAACTGTAACCACACCAGTAGATGTGTTTACTGCAGAAACAACTGAACCTGAAGTTCTGTCGAATCCTGTTGCTGATTGGTCATACTGTCCAACTGCGTCACCAATTTTGAAGTTCTTAGCAATAGCTGCTGGAACTGTAAATGAAGTTGTTGCACCGGCTGAAGCTAAGTAAGCTGAACCAGCATTCAATTCTTCGTTTATTTCTTTTATGTGGTCTAACTGAGCATTTTCATTTTCCAATGCTAGAACATCACCAACACCACCTTCAAGCTGTGCAGTGAAAACTGATTTCACTGAAGCACCGAATGTAGTTGAAATAATTCTAGGTAAACTAGATACTGATTCAATGTTGGAAATATCCACTGTTGGGATAGAACCTGTTTCAGTTACTGGTCTTGAACGGCCAGAACCTCTGTCAGTTCTTACCCTCCAACCAGCTGTATTTCCCCAGACCACTCTGGGAATAGCGTTGAAAAATCTGGTTTGGTTGTTTAGAGCCTGCCAAACTTTTCTACCATATGTCGTGTTGAATACACCTGTCGCAGAGTCAACTGTAAAGTAGGATTGTTTCTGTAAGTATTCAGGTCCGAATACAGACTGATACAGTCCTCGTTGAGACTGAGCAAGATATTCCGATAAACTTGGATTAGCCATGTTTATAATCTCCTATAGTTTGTTT